GCCAAGTTTTCCCTTTTAGGTTTTGATGGAAACAGTTCCCAGGGCATGTGTCACATGTCTCGATTAGCCAACCCAACATTGGGAGCCAATACACGATGAGTGTGTTTAAATTCAGAAAACGTTGTTTTTCTTCAGAGCCCGATCATCTCTTTCTTTTAGTACCCCCTCTATTGATCAAAAACCCCCCCCCGCAACCACCAGTGATGACGACCAACTATGCAACAGCTTCGTTCAAGACCACCACCACCACCCAATCACTATCCACCCCTGCGCACACTTTCGGATTTTTCCCTTCTGGTCATAACCCAGTTAAGGATGCAAAACACGAATATGTGTGCTACGCCGGACAAGAGGATCCGGCATCACCTCAGTTGGCTTCCCGCGCCGACACCGAGGAGTCGTATGTCACGACGACCACACCACGTGTGGATATCCTTGCCGGTTCGGAACCGGTACGCCCTTCGAGTGAGCAGCCAGTCAAGCCGCCACTCGTCTACCCCGTCTTGGAGACTAAGGTCTCTAAGGGACATGGCCAAATGTTTGTTGATCATTTGAAACGCCATGGATTTAAGTATCTCATATCCCTATTGGGGGCTACCGCCGCCTACAAGACGAAGAATTCCTTCACCCGCCTCGTGTTACAAATGACCGCGTTACCAGAAAGACGACCATCCCGGTTTTCTACTTTTGATGTTACCAAGGCGTTGTTCGCTCCTAGTCCGCCATTAACTATGGTATATGCCGAGATATCCTGTAATTACATAGGATGTGTTTTCGAGGCTATGCGACCTTCGCTTACAACGTCAATCAAAGCCGCTGCAATCCTTTTATCTGGATGCGTGGTTTACAAAACGCTTAAGTTTGTGTTTACACATTTCAACCTGATTAGTGATTCAAACTGGATCGAAATAATCAGTTCGAAATACAAACGAGTGGTTGATGCTGATGTTATGGATGAGCCCGCCGCACTTGTTATCCCCGCTACCATTATGGAAATGGAAACGAAGGATCTCACTATTTGGACAGGTATGTACACGCGAGACCGCGAGAACATTCCTACCGAACAGCGGACCAAACATCGCAACACCTTTATTACAGCCTGCGCTGAGTTTACCAAAGCGCAAATGCTATGCACACAAGAAGACACTAAGGCCAACCGGCTTTGTGCTAAACGCATCTGTTATAAGCTAATGAAGAGAATTTCCCACCGAGACGCCCATATCATACGTGATCTCCCTCACGTGCTCGAACTTGTGTTCTTGCCTGGTACCGATGATATTATTGCACGCCATATGGCCAACAGCCGTATGTCGCGCTGGCGTCGCGCCTTAATGGCCACCAACAGTCCGCTTGGACTGCTCTCACACTACTTCTTTGGAGTGTCGGGGGCAGCCTCGCGTGACTGAAGGGGCCCCTATCTGCGAGATGGCGTCCAATGCCCAACCCCGATACCACTTTGGTTACCGGATGAGTTGGCCCTTGGCAGTGTCACCATCAAGCAGAAAGGCGGACTTGACACACTTAAGCAGGTCACATACCTGCTGAACCTCGATGATCTCTACATTGAACAGCCGTATTACTTACATAATCAATCCACACAAAACGCCATTTGTGGTATTATGGAACGTATTTACTTTGTCAAAGATAAGACAACTCCAGATTTTCCTTATAAAATCTGCCCTCGGCCCCTCCCAAAAGCATTTAGGAAGGGATTACAACCTGCTTTCAACAAACTACGCAGATTCTTACCATCAACCACCCCATGGACCCACGCACAATTCGTTGAGAGTTATGCCGGTCAGGGTCGTAAACAGAAACGGTATCAATTAGCAGTAGAAGAAATGCAGTATCTACCGAAGGTAACCAGCTACCACGCTGAGTTGAAGTCGTTTAATAAAAAGGACAAGACGGACGGTCTAGTACCCGACCCGTACAATCGTAAGAGAGCACCCCCCCGCATGATCCAACCACGCTCACCCATTTTCAATGTCGCAGTAGGATGTTATATTAGATGTATTGAAAAGCTCGTAATCAAAGCTGTCAATAAACTATTTAAAGAACAGACAAATGTGGTACTGAAGGGCTACAACGCCGCGGAGACAGCCACCCGTATTACGGAGAAGTGGAATAGGTTTAAAAGCCCTGTCTTCATAGGATTGGATGCTAGTAGATTTGACCAACACGTGTCTGTTGACGCGTTAAAATGGGAACACGCAGTGTACCTGCTGTGTTTCCAAGGTGCGGACCGCACCGAGTTGGCCCGATTATTGGCATTTCAGTTGAGCAACAAGGGGTCGATGTATTTAGAGACCAGTACAATCAAATATTTTATCCGTGGCAACCGAATGTCTGGAGACATGAACACCGGCCTAGGCAACATCTTGTTGATGGCAAGCATGTGCTGGCAGTTCGCTAAGGATATTAAACTGGACAACTTTGAGTATATCAACAATGGGGATGATTGTGGATTTATCGTTGAAAAAGAAGACGTACATAAGGTACTGGGGTCAATAGACACCTGGTTCGACGTTTTCGGATTCGAAATGACAGTTGAAGGACTGTTTTATGACTTGTATAGCATAGTCTTTTGTCAGTGTAGTATTGTGGACACAATTAAGGGACCTGTGATGGTCCGCAAATTTCCGCAGTCACTGTACAAAGACCTAATATCAGTTAAACCTCTTAAAAACCCCACCGCCTATGATAAACACCGTTTGTCGTTGTCGGATTGTGGGTTGTCGCTCACAGACGGCGTACCAATCTATGCTGCGTTTTATCGCATGCTAGGTCGGAACGCTGGAACCAAACGCGACACTGATGTGGATTTGACTGGCATGCATTTCATGGCCAAGGACATGGCCAACGATACGAGTAACATCACACCAACCGCCAGATACACATTCTGGCTTGCTTTTGGCATCACTCCCGATGAACAAATAGCAATGGAAGAAATGCTCAACACAATCACACCCTCATTCGCTGGCGAGACCCCAGTCGATATTTATTAATATTTGCTAATTATTAAATGTCGAAAACCACCCGAAAACACGGGCAGGTGACCATGCGAGGGAGACCTCGTAACCAGCAAAAGACCAAAGCGAAGCGTAAAGGCTACGCGCCTGGTCTCAGCTCCAAATTAGGAGGGGCTGTTGGTGAATACTTAGGAGGCCCCGTTCTGGGCGAACTAGGTAAAAAGGCAGGACAATGGTTTGGCGATCTCACAGGGTTGGGGTCGTACAAAGTCCGACAAAACACGATGATGACCAACAATGGGCCAGCTTTTGTGAACAGTAGGGGTACTGATCCAGGCATGGCTAAAATTGTTGTTAAACATCGGGAGTATATCGGTGACGTTACATCCAGCACAGGATTCAATGCGTCTCGATTCACGATTAACCCAGGTTATTCAGCCACTTTCCCTTGGCTCCACTCTATTGCTGCAAATTATGAGCAATACCGTGTCAAAGGATTGGTCGTCTACTTTAAGTCGCTTAGTGGTACCGCCGTCGGCAGTACCAATACAGCCTTGGGTGCCGTTATTATGGCAACCCAATACGACGTTAAGGACGATCCGTTCGTGTCCAAGGTTGAGATGGAAGCGTATTCATACTGTGTCACCACAGTCCCCTGTGATAGTGCTTATCACCCTATCGAATGCGCACCTTCCTCTCTCTCTCTCAAGAATTACTTCGTTGGATATCCATCCGACGGCACCGACTCACGGTTCCACGACATGGCCATCACCACTATTGCTACCGAAGGTATGCAGCTGGGTGGGGTCAAGGTCGGAGAGCTATGGGTCACCTACGAGATAGAATTGTTGAAACCGAAAGTCAATCTTACCGCTCCCGCACAAGTCCATCACGTGTACTCAACCACCGGCCTCTCAACTACCGTCCCTTTTGGAACGAATATAATCTCAGCACCCTGGGGTTCACTGCCTGGCGTTTCCATATACAATGGATTGCCAAACTACGGCACGATCA